TATAGTAAGCGAACCGTTCTGGTCTCCCATCACGATTAACGAAAAAATAGCTGATGGCACCCCGTACTCTTAATCCCGAACTTCGAAATGAGTCAGTGTATATTGACTTAAACTTAAAACGACTCTTCTTGAGTCTTTGAAGACGCTGTTTTAAGACATCTTCTTCATCCTTTAACCATTTCTTACCTATCGGCGTGAAATTGAAAAACGGTACACTAAGTAAGCATGTCTTTAATTTATTCATTGCCATATTTCTCTATTCTCCTACGATACTATTGTCCATAAATTGACGATATTCATCTTCACTCTCAAATAACTCTGGGAAATCATCGAGCACCATTTTTGTGTTGTTACCGTCAATCATGTAAAGATTAAGTGATTCAAGAATCACATAAAACGTTTCCATCAATCCGAAAATGATTTTACGGATGTTCATGATAGGTCTAATCTCTTTCGGGACACCTCTCATCGCGACAATATCTAAAGGAAGGATTAACGACTTAAACCCAGGTTTGTTATTCTTCACTAACCAGTTATTGAGTTTATTCGCGATTTCTCTATCCTCCATCGATTCTATCCACGCTTTTACTTGTGTCTTTGTGTTAAGATCTAAGTTAACCCGTACACCCTGCATAGGGAGTGAAGGAACATGTCCGTACTTCTCAGCAAAGACTTCTTCCCAAAGATTATAAGATGCCCAGTTCGAACGCATCGGGTCTTTATAAATCGATGCATCCTTGATAGACTCTTGTTTAAGATAATCCGTTGACCCATGCATAATCGAGTAATAGATTTGATATTCTATTTCAGCAATTTCTTTAAGCTTCGGTAGAATCTTGAATTTTCCTTTCTTAAAGGAGGTCTCGGATATCCATTCCATGAATTCATCGGCTTTCTCAATAATCTCAGTTGGGGCTTTACGATTCTTTAACCCTACACCCTTTATCTCTAAGTCAGGCTCTTTATAAACCAATCCTTCACAGGCCGTTGCCATCGCGAAGTAGTGTTTCGTTCTTCGTGTCGTGGTAAACGTTGCAAAGAAGAATTCATTCTTCATTGCCATCTGGTGGATACGTTTCTTCTGTACACCCATGACACCTGATACTATCGCAAGATAATGTTTCACCATCATCGAGGTAAGGTAAATGATCGTCTGAGCAACCGAGAGATTCTCTTGACTGTCTGTTAACTCACCACTATACCACAGTACCCATGACCACACCGTAAAGAGTGTAGAGTCCGTATCGCCTCCAAGTACTGCTGTTCTCACCATCTCAGGCATTTGACCTGTTTCCATCGGGAAACAATCATTTCGCCAAAAGCAACGAATAAAGTCAGCGTACTTTTCAATATGCTCCATTATCCATACGACACCGGCTGCAATGAAAGGATAGGTGGGTAACTTCTTCACATCTTTCGCGAGGGTAGGAAGATAAAGCGGTTCTCCTTTATCATCAATTGTGGTGAGTTCTGGGTTAAATAAGATAGCGGTTAACATCGCCATATCTTCATCCACCAGTTTCATGATTTCATCTGGATTATCTATTCTGATGTCACGAGGTATCTTCACGAAACCATCGAAGAATGTTCTTACGAATTGTTCATTGAAAACACGAACGTGATAGAAATCCCCAGTATAAAGATAAACCGTTCGCTCTAACGGAGTCAGCGTTAAAGCGAGTTCCTCAATTCGTTTCATTCCTGGTTTAGAACGCCAATAAAGATTGGTTGAACGTTGGATGCCAGCCATGAAATCTTCATGACTCACGTAATTAAGTTGATATTTCTTAATCACGCGTTCACATTCTTCTAAATCCATATTGCCAAGGACATTAAGGATATTATTAATGACGGTTTCCACGTCCATGAAATGGCGTTTACCGACTGTAAAACGTTCAGTATTAGCATTAGCAGTAGATGCACAAGTACGACAAACTGACGTTAAGGTAGAATGTCCACTTCGGTTATAGATTGGATTGTGACGAGATACCATCGCACCTGATGTGGAGTTGTTATTTTCCTTCGCATTCTTTTGTCCGTTATCCGCCATCATCGCTTGGATAGGTCTTCCCGCTGTCTTATGGACTTTGATAAGGGCTTTCTTTGCGTTACGGTCATTTACGTTATATTCAGTAAATGTAGAAAGTTCCGACTTCTTCACTTTCGGATGTAAATACGCAGTAAATGTTGGTGCCATAATGTGTCTGAACGCTTCGACTTCCTGAAGATAACCAGTCATCGTTGTTTTATATTTGTGTTTATCCGTATTCTCTTCGCGTTTTAATGCATAAACCGTTGGGTCATGATAAGGTATTGAACCATCTTTGATTCCCTTTCTAATGAAGCTCTCAGCTTGTTCTAAAGGGATATTCTCTAATTTACTCAACCCAAGTGACATATCTCTGATGTAAGTTTCAACGTAATTGAAACTTCTTCGTTTTTGATACTCTTCTGGGTCGTATGTGAATACTTTCATAATTCCTCCTCTTACTAGGTCAATACATTAACGCGTTAGATAACGAAAAAAAAAAGAGGTGCTGAGCACCTCCTAGGATAATTGTACGAGCAAGTGAGGGTTACGTCTAACATGAGACATAATTTCTAAGTCACTCTGTTTGTAACTTAGGTTAAGTCTTCTCTTGGCGAGAAAGTCGATGAGGCGACCTTTCTCTTCTGGAGAGTCAAATTTGGTATCCCAAACTCGCTCGATTTCTTTTTCGTAAAACTCAATTTTCTTTTTAATTTCCTCAGGACTCATCTGAGCCTCCTATTAACTAAATGGATGTGACTTGTTTACTCGCAATAAACAAGTAGTAGAGGGATTTTCCCTCCTTCTCACTTAAGGTAATATGAGTGTGAAATTTTAATAGAAAAAAAAAATAAAGGAGACCCAATGGGTCTCCTTTTATGCGCTATTTATTGATTGAAAGACTTGTAATCGGAATATTGTTCGCTGCAAGTGCTTCTCTGACGATTTGTAACTTCTCAGGCGTGATGTTACCGAGTACAAGCGTTGCAGTATTGTTTACGTGAATCTGAAGTGTGTTTAAATCAATCCACGGTACACCAATCGCCATCTTAGTACCATTTTGCATCTCAACAAGTAAGAAGTTATAACTATCCGCGTCGTTAGGTGCACTTCCACGAGGAAGAATTGGATAGACTTGTTGGTGAAGTGTATAGGCATTTAAACCTAACGACTCAGCAACTTGTGCATTTACCACCCCAATGACTTTCACATATTGGAAATCATTCCCGATAATCTCTGCGGGGTATACCGTAAACGTCACGATATCCCCATATTTAGCATCACCAATTAGTTTGGACATGTTAACCCTCATTTCACCATTTCAATAATCAACAGACCATTCTTCGTTAAAAGTTTAATTCCTTCAACGGTTTCTGGTGCAATTAATTCTTCTTCAATAAGATGGTCGACTAATTCTTTTAACTTCTCATTCTCCGTTTCTTTTTCGATATCCCCAATGAGTGTTTCGAGGAAACGTTCTTCGAAGTAATCATTTAACATCTCCCAAAACTCTTTTGTGGGGGTGTTGTTTGACTCCATAATAGGAGTATCGACTCCGTAGTGTTCATTGAATCGTTGTAGGACTTCAAAGAACATGGTTGGGAGAATCTCTTTTATTTCCTCCCGCATGAGTACTATTGCAATCCGGCTCATCTCGCCTCCAATTTTAAGTAATCGAACGCCCCTTCAAAGAAGAGGCTTCTTGCATCTTTATTTAACGTGACAACAGCAATCTGTCTTGCGATATCCACACGCACTGTATTGATACGAAAACGAATGATGTCGTCGCCTCTTCTCGCTTCATCTAACTCAAGTATAACAAAAAGCGATTGGGTTGCGGGGTAGAACCCAATAAAGAAGTTTTCATATTCTTCTATCCTATCTCGTTCTGCTTCACTTGCACATTCCAAGAATTCCTCGAGAAGATAATCCGTATGTCCTTCAACCAACATCTCCACATCAAATTTCTCTTCTTCCGTCATACATTGCGCAAGTGAAAAACTGATATCAAGTATTGTTTCTGCAGGTAAACAAGGTGGTCTATCATTTAACCAGTCAATCACCGTATAAGGTAAGAGAATTGTTGTCGTGACTGAATTATTTATCATCGTCTAATACCACAGCGTAAAGAAACCCAGATGAATTGAAATCAGTGATGGTTGTTAAATCAACCCAACTGTAATTCGTTTCATTTAAGAAGAAATGATAGATTAAGTTAAGTATAGCACTTATCTCAAGTGGGCATTTGCTGACTTCATTAACCAAGTCATCTACTCTCGCATGACCTGTCGTGGTCAAGTAGTCACCATACTCCTCGATAAACATCACAAGGTGTCGATGCGATAACGGACCAACAACATTGTTCTTCCCTGTATGTGGCTGCATCTCAACGAATTGTTGCAACACGCAATCAATAAATAATCCAACATGAAAGAAATCGCTCATCACTAACATCTGTAGATTCTCTTCAATCGTGCGATAAATAGGTTGGAATGAAACTTTAATCAATCTTCTCACGCTATATCTCCATTACTAATATTCGCTTCGTTTCGTCAAAATGAACAAGATTAAACCCTAACTGCGTTATCGTTTCTCCACTTCTATCTTTGAGATAAAAGTCATAAGTTCTAAAGAGTTCTGTGGCGATTTCTTCACAAAGGTTAAAAGCTTGACGATAGCCTTCAAAGATGTTATCGGCTTCCTCCCACCCCTCTTCGAGCTCCTCAACTGTCACCTCATAATCATCGAAGAACATCGAGTCGACATTATCGTTTGCATATCCGCCTGGTGCACCATCTAATGATACTTTATCTTCAAGCATCATCATGGCACCTGTCAAGATTAAAAGCTCGCCAACATAAGGTTCGGCTCGACTGAGAATCGCTTCCATCTTACTTGTTAATCTTATTGTAAAAATCATTGCTCCTCCATCACTTCTAAGACAATGATTC